CGGCTGCAACCGAACGAGCGTCTCCGCGGTGTTGGTGTCGTAGAAGGCGGTCGAATTGCCGTCAGCGTCCCGGCGCGACCCGACAATGGTGGTCATGGCGTCTCTCCTTGCGGGTGCGCGTCAGGCAGCCTATCAGACGTTCGCGGTCGGCGGGTTCTGCTGAGCGAAGCGCAGCGGCGCGAGGATCAGCAGCGCGGCGGTGATGTTCGCCGCGTTTGAAGCGCCCGTGCTGACCGCGATGTGGTTGAACGGCTGCGGCACGCCGGCGGCATTCAGCGTGTTGCTGTTCAGGTCCATGCTCTCGATCGGATCGATCTCGAACATGACGATCTTCGTCTTCACACCGGCGTCCGTCGTGTAGGACGCCGCCGCTGCGACGATCGTCATGAGGTCGGCCGGAACCGTGTCCGTGTCGAGGTTCACCGCGATCGGCATGGCCGTGACGGCCTTGGAGTTCGTGCCAATCGCGTCCTGCGCCTGAAGCACGGAGAGCAGGATCGTCGCCGCATTGCCCTGGGTGATGTAAAACACGGCGAACGCTTTGTGGGCGTTCTTCAGCGACACATAGGCGGACGTTCGGCCTGCGGCGTCGGCCGCCGGCTTCAGGAGGGAAATGGTCTGGGCATTTTCCCAGAGCCGGTAATTGCGAGCCATGGATGCGTTCTCCTGATGACCGCGATCAGCGGCTCGCGAGCGTGATGAATGGGGATTTCGTATTCGTGCCGCGAAACGGCGTGAGCGGCGCTTGCCAGATCGGCTGCCCGTCGCAGCGATAGGTCAGGCGGAACGTCATCTCGTCGGTCAGGAACCGGACGTGGACGCTGCTGGCCTGCTGCATCGCGTTCTTGTCGGCGATCACATACTGGCTGAAATCCGCCAGGATGATGTCGCCCTGCGTCCCGAGCGTCTCGCAGTATTCGATCGGGATCACGGGCCGGCCAAACAGCGTGCTGTAGGGCGCGCCGGACAAACCCCCGCTGGGCATGTAGACCGGAACGCCGGCGGTGCCGATGACCTGGTTGAGCGCGTAGAGCTGCGGCTCCACGTCCTGGTTGATGTACCAGACCGCCTGCGCGCGCGAACGCGCCCACATGCGCGCCCACATATTCAGCAGGTTCTGATAGAGCAGCGTCTTCGTCGCCTGGCCTTTTTCGGTCGGAATGACGATGCCACACGCGCTGGTCAGGATGCCCTGCGGCTGGCCGGCACCGGTGCCGTGAATGACCGAATCCTCGATCATGAACGTCATTTCCTCCGAAAACGCGACGTTGGCGATTCCGGTCAGCGCGGTCGAATCCTGCAACAGCTCATCGGTGACGTACCAGATCGCCATGAGCTTCTTGAGGTCGAGCTCGATCAGGCGGAACTTCGGCTTCGTCGCGGTCGCGGCGTCGCCCTCGCCGACCCAGTACGCCTGAATGCCACCCCAACGGCTCCCAGTGACGCGGCTGGTTTCGTCGATGCCCGGGATCTTGATTCCGTTCGACGGGCCGCTGATCGGCACGCGAAACACGCGCTTCAGTATTTCGCCCATATCGTAGGCGCGGGTCATGATGGTGTTTGCGAAATCCACCTGCACGGGGAATCCGCCGGCGGATGGATCGGTCTCACCCATGCCCGCCGGGGCCTTGATCTGCAACAGGCGCTCGTCGGTGCCGCGCCCGTTGAAATGGCGCGCGACGGCGATCAGCTGCTCGCCCAGCGACTTGAACGGGCCAGCCTCTTTGCCTTCGCCGCTCTGAGTGCCCCCGGCGGCTCCGGACGGCCGCGCCAGCGCGCGCTGCGCGTCCTGCAGCTTCTCGGCTGCGGCAATGCGCTCCTGCAAGTCGGCGATCTCCGCCTGCTTGTCCCGGATCTTCGGCATCGGAGCAGATTTGGCGAGCAGCGCGTCGGCTTCGTCGGCGGCCTTGCCGAGGGCCGCACGCAAGGTAGCGAGCGTGGACATGGTTGTGGGCTCCATCGGGGGGGGGATGCGTCAGAACGACGCCGAGGCGCGCCTTGCCAAAGGGCCAGGAGGCAGCCGCCGTGAGGCGGGGTGGATCAGGCCGCGGAGGCGCGGCGCGCGGCTGCGGCGGCGCGGCGGAGATCGCGCACCGCCCTCTCGTCGGCGCTGCTGCTGTCGTCGCCGTGTTCGTCCTCTGGGTCGATGTCGAGGTCGTCACAGACCGACCCGACGAGGTCCATGGCCTTCTCGTGATGGTCGGCCGCGTCGTCGAGCGAGTCCCCCATCGCCTTGAGATGCTCCATCGCGCCCTGGATGCACTCGGCGTGTTCCGGCTTCATCTCATAACCGTCGCCTTCGCCTGCCTCGCGGCGACGAGGCTTGCCTGCGCGGCGGCGGCGCGAGGCAGGCTGGCCCTTCTTGAGCGCTGCAGCGACGCCAGCGGCGACTGCCTTCGCGATGGTGTCAGCGAGGCGCTTATCTTCTTCGGTGGCCATGTGGACGGAGCACTCCTGTGGGTTGGTCATCCCGCATTCGTCATCCATGGAGCGGCCACATGTTGCGACGACGGCGCCGCCGCTCGCGGGATCGGTCTCGGACATGCCGCCATCGTCGGCGCGACGGCGCGGCCTGGTCGATGCGGGCTCTTTCGCGGCCTTGCGCAGCCGTTCGATCTCGGCCTTCGAAACAATGACCTTGCCGCCGCCGTCCAGCGTGCGTTCGGCCCATTCGACCAGCGGTCGGGTGTCGATGCCTTTCGCGCGCGCGTCGATCAATGCGCGTGGATTCGCGGGAATGGAACATACAGAAATTTCGAGTAGGCTTTGCGACTTGTAATCAACCCCCCACTTCCGGTCATCGTCCTCAGAGAACGTGTATTTCTCTGGTATAAATCCGACCGAAACGGCGTTTAGGTATTTTCCAAGAAGCAGTTTGTAAATGGTATCGGCAAATTCGAACGTTTCTGGTGGAGCAAAGCTCACATCCCCCATCAATCGCTCGTTTTCGATTAGCACACGGCTTGCCCTGCCGATCGAAGGAGTGCTTGAGTCGTGCGACCAAAGGCAGACCGGATTGTCCTCGAACTGATGGAGATTCCAGCCTTTTGGGTCGATTGTATCGCCCATCCGATCAACCGAACCGTCGGAGAAGCAAAACCGGATGGTTCGGGTCGTCTCGTCGACTGACTTTAAGGCGCGAGGATGATGAGTGACAACGGAACGAACAAGCGCCGCGTCCTCCGGACTATCTCGGGCAATCTTCCGGAAGGTGTTGGCATCGACGTTTTGTCCAGCCCATTCGCTCTTTTCCGACATAGGGCCCTCGCATCAGTGGAGGGCTTTGGATGCCTCCAGACGATCAATCTTCTCTCGCAGCGCGCGCGCTTCATCTTGCTGCCGAACCAGTTGTAGGTCGCAAGCTCCCTACTGATCAGCTCAGCGAGTCGATCATCGCCGTCAGCGCGTCGCACACGCCGTCGGCGATCTCGTCGAGCATCAGGCGCTTCTTCGCGGTCGCGACCTTCTCGCGCGCGGCGAGCAGTTTGGCGCGCAGCACATCTTTCGGGTCCGGCTCGGGATCGCCTTCCGGCGCCGGCAGCGCCAGCAACTCGGGTTCCGGTTCCGGCCCTGCTGCCGGCTTCAGCTCCGGATCGGGCTCAGGCTTCTGCTCCGCAGCAGCCGTTTCCTGAGCATGTGCATCCATCGCAGCAAAGCCGCTGTTCGGCTGTTCATCGGCCATGTCGGGATCCTTGATCAGTTGGACGGCGCGGGGTCATCGCCCGGCAGCCTGTTCGCATCGCCATCGCCGCCCTCTGCGGGCGTGCCTGTCGTGTCGCTGCCCGGGCCCGCGCCGCCGAGCTTCATGTCTTTCAGGTCAGTGCCGAGCGGGACCATGTTGGCCGCCTGCAGCACGACATCGCCGCCTTTGGTGATGGGCAGTCCTTCCGCGCGGCGCGCTTCGTCCACCGTCATCCATGGGCCGCCGACGGCCTGGCGGTAGGCGGTGAACCGCGTCTGGATGTCGGCTTTGAGGAAATGCGAGTAGTCGAACTCGAGGAACAGATCGTCGTCCTCGTCGAGCCCGAAAGTCATCTCGCATTTAGTGGTCCAGCGGTTGCAGTAGCTGGACACGACGTTGTTCAGATATTCCTGATCCTGCTGGATCATCGCTGTGCCCTGCCCTTCGCTGGGCACGCCAAGTTTGTAGAGCGGCACGCGGAAAGCGCGGCCGATGTCCTCGACCGAAAAGCGGCGGGCCTCCAGAAACTCCGCGTCGACCATCGACATGGTCAGCGGCTGCCATTTCAGGCCTTCCTCGAGCACTCGGGTCTTTCCCGAGTTGCGCGCGCCGCCCTGGTCCGTCTTCCATGCCTCGATGAGGCGGTCGATCACTTCCTTGCTGAGCTTCTTGTCGCTCTGCATCACGCCGCTCGGCCGCGCTCCGTTCGCGGCAAAATTGGCTTGGTGCTGCTCCTGGCTCATCGCCAGGCCGACCGCCTCGCGGATCAGGCCGATCCGACTGGTGCCGAGCAGCGAACTCCACGACGAGAGCCAGCGGATGTGCAGCATGTCCTCTGCTGCGATCAGGAACGGCATGCCGGCGAGAACGGCGGTCTCATGCAACCCCTGCCGGGTCACGGCGAAAAAGTAGTCGATGCCGGGCGCTTCGAAGAGCGTCACTCGGTCGGGATGAAGCGGAACAAGCCCGGTCGGATTGCCGCGGCCGTCGCGCAGGATCACCGCGTAGGCATTGCTGCGCAGCACCAGCGCAGCCTGCATCATCTCGACGAATTCGAACCGGGTCTGCCACGCATTCGGACGGCGAAGCAGCTTGTAGAGATAATGATCCTTGGCCGGCCGTTTGCCGCCATTGTCGAGGCGGCGAAAAATCTCCAGCGGCAGCTTGGCGACGTCTTCCGACAGGATCGAGACGCAGGACATGACCGCCACATGCTGCAGCGCGGTCAGGCTGTTGACATGGACGCCGGCGGAGGAGCGCTGCCAGCCCCACTCCATCAATTCGCTTCCAACCGCGTCGTCGGACTTGTTGCGAAAGGCGTTCGCGAGGCGACCGAGAAGGCCCATCGTGCGCAGGCCTCCTGGCCGGGTTACCCGAGCACCAGGAGCGATCTCCCGTCAGCGTAGGGGCTCGCGTCCTCGCCCGTCATCGCAGCGCCGAGGGCCATCAGAAGCGCGACGAACCCGTCGATCTTCTCCTGGCTGTTGCGCCGATCCGGTTTGATGTTGCCGTTGTCGTCCGACCGGGCCACAACGTTCGACGCGTTCCATGCGAGCACCTCGTCGCCGCCGTGATCCAGGTCGCCGGCGATGTAGAGGCGGTCCAGCTCCTTCATCGGTCCGGTAAACGACTTCGTCCCTTGCCGGAACTCGATCATGGGCGCGCCGCGTTCAATTAGGCGGTTGACCAGGTCGCGGGCGTTCCATGGATCGTACGCGATGCCGGCGATGTCGAAACGGTCAAGCGCCTCGGCGATGTCCTGCTCGATCGCTGCGTAGTCGACGACGTCGCCCTCGGTGATCTTCAGCAGCCCGCGCTTCTGCCACGTCCGGTATGGCACCGCGGCTTTTTCGGACCGCGGAGCGATTGCGCCCTCCGGAAGGTAGAAGCGCCCCCATGTCAGGACGCGCCCGCCGATGCGCCAGAGCAGCCGGAACGCGCACATGTCGGTCGTAGCCGCCAAGTCAAGGCCGCCCCAGCAGCGCTCGCCGCGCAGCTGGTCGAGATCGACGGGTCCAGAGCACCGCCGCCACTGCTCGATCTTGATGTGGCCGCCGCGGGCGGTCAGCCAGATGTTGACCCGTTTCGTTTTGAACTCATAGGCACTCTCGTTCGAGTTTTGCGCCTCGATCGCGTATCCCTGCAGTTCGGCCAGCTGGATCGAAACGCCGAGCAGCGGATTCGCCTTGCCCCAAACCGCCGGGTCGAAGGGGTCGTCCGGTGGGTCAAGATCTAGCGTATAGATGACGCCCCAAAAGTGTTCCGCCTCGACGACGCCCTCGAGGATCTTGGTCAGCAGCGACCGCTGGTCGTAACAGACCCCCTCGTGATTGTGGCCCGCGGTGGTGATCTGCAGCAGCAGCGGATTGCGCCGCGCACCGAAGGCAGACCGCATCACGTCGTAGAGGTCGCGGTCCTTATGGGCGTGCAACTCGTCGAGCACGACGACGTGCGGGTTCCAGCCGTCCTGGGTCGAGGCCTTTGCGTTGATCGGCCGAATGAAGCCGCCGTTGGCGCCGCAGCTGATCGAGCGGGCGAATGCCTGGACGTAGAAGGCATCGCGCAGCGCCGTGGTCCGCTCGACCATCCGCTTGGCTGGCAGGAAGACCTTGTTGGCCTGCTCGCCGGTGGTCGCCGCCACCAGCACCTGGGGGCCGTTTTCGTTCTCCGAGGTCAGGCAGTACAGCGAGATGATCGAGGCAAGCGTGCTCTTCGCGTTCTTCCGCGCCACCTCGATGTAGGCGACCGAGAAGCGGCGGTTGCCATCCGACCTGCGCCGCCAACCGAACAGCGACACGAGCCAGAAGATCTGCGCCGGCTCCAGCTTGATGGTCGGGCTGCCCCAGCGCCCTTCGACGTGCGGCAGCAGTTCGGCGAAGCGGCAGACGTCGTTGCCGTGCCATGAGTCGAATTTGTATCCGAAATCCACGTCGGCCTCGGCGCGCTCCAGATCGCGGAGATGACGCTCAGCCGCAAGCCGCGCCCATTTGCAGAATTTGGTCCCATCAACGTCGGCCGCAGCCTCTTCGGCATAGGCGAGCGCGATGGCGCAGAAGTCACTCGGGCTTTCGGTCACGGTTCAGAAACGGATTCTTCGGCGGCGCTGCGCTGCCGGCAGCTTTGGCGAGCTGCGAGGCCGGCGTGTCGTAGAACTCCCGCGCAAACGTCCGATACGTGTTGACCTCCGACGCGATCGGCTTCTCGCGCCGGCGGTAGCCGTCGATCATCGAAGCCTCAAGCGCGCAATACTGCGCCAGCGCAGATTCGCAGCCGACGACGCTCTGACCGCGACGGCGATAGACGGAGAGTTTCTCTTTCCAAATCGCCGCGCCGCGACCGGTCAGCCATTTCGGTTTTACCGGATCGCCGTCGAGCGCCGGCACAACTTCCGGATGCGCGCGCTCCGCGCGAAACGTTCCGTCGATGATCTTCAGGTGGTCAGGCTTCGGGCGGGGGGCCATAAAAAATCCCGGTTTCGCTGATATGACGCCGCAAAAAAATGGTTGGAAAGCGGTATCGCCGACAATCCTCCTGGGAACCGACACCCCCTATGGGGGCCAGCCAAGACGGATGGTCCGATGGGTCTCAGGTGGGCCTGCGGCCGGGAGCGGCGAAGCCCTGCTCGCGCGCGGTGCGGGCGTTGTGATGGCTCTCGCACAGGCT